CGCGCATCACCATTGGCGGCATCGGGCGCGACGAATCAGGAGGCTCAAATGCCCTCGCTCCCGCAAGATAAAGCCAACCACGCCATCTACGGCGCGTTGATNTTCCTGCTGGCCCTAGCGGTCCTGCGCCGCCCTGACGCAGCCTATGGCCTCGTGGTGCTTGCCGCAGTGGGCAAGGAGGTGATGGACTGGCTCTCCAACCAACGGTCAGAGAGGCCCACGCACGGGGTAGAATGGCTTGATGCCCTAGCAACCTGCGCCGGTGGGGCGGCGCCTCTACTTGCAAGGATGATCTGATGGATTACCAGTCCCTGTTCAACACCGGCCTCGGCATCTCCTGTGCTGTCACCGGCTGGTTTGCAAGAGAATTGTGGACTTCTGTCAAGTTGCTCCAGTCCGACCTGACCCGCCTGTCGGTCGAGCTACCCAAGACCTACGTCACCCGCGACGATTACAGGTCGGACCTTAAGGAAATCAAAGACATGCTGGCGCGCATCTTTGATAAGTTGGATAGCAAGGTCGACAGGTCATAGCAGCGCCGAAATCCCCACAGTCACCATCTCGCTCTTGAGCTTGCTAGGGTTGGTCTTCGCCATCACCCGCAGCGCCACCGCAGCGAACGTCTCAATGCCGGCCCAGGCATCTTCTAAATGCGGATCATTGAGCGCCAGGATGTGCGCTCTGATCGTCAAAACGTCAGCCATGTAGGCGTCCCTGATAGCGTCTATCGCTGCTTTAGTTGGTCGCATGGAAAGTCCGCTAGTTGCCACACGCTGTTGGGCGCGTGAATTTTGAAAGGTTTGGCTACCCGCTTTGGCGCCAGTTCTGATGCGGCCTGGCGGGCAGCGAGCCTCGCGGTCCTACGGTCCCGACAGGCCTTGTGCTGCAGCTTGCGCTTCGTCCATCGGCCAGCGTCTAGCTCTGCCGCTCGCTCAGGCGATGCCCATCGAGCGGTGACGCCGCTACCGGCCACGCCCAGCAGCCGCGCCTTGCGGGCGAAGCACAGAATCTTGCGGGCCTTGTCCAGCGAGATCGCCATGCGTAGATGCATGTCGACCGTGCTGACGCCGTTTGGGTACTCGCGCACCAAGTTGGCGGCAAGGTGCATGAGCAATTCGGTGTCAGGGTGCATCACACGCACTTCATCATGTAGTCTAAATACCACGCCGCTTTTTCAATGGACTCGGTGCCACCCTTGTGCCGCTCGCGCCAGATGTATTTCATGGCGTTGCCTTTGCAGTAGCCCCGAAACTCTTCTTCAGTCAACGCCGACTGAATAGCCTCGATGCACTCAATCTTGCCTTGCTTGTAGTGCGGTGGGTTGTATACGCTCTCCAACGGTGTGTCCGGCAATGGTTGTTGGTATTTCATTTTCCGTCATCCGTCATTGAGTTGATATGCCTTATGGCGCAGTCGTAATGCTTCGGCCCCCATGCCCAGCAGTCTGGGCCGTGCGTACCGATGTGGCCTTCCCTGGCGTCTTGGTACTTCAACTCTCGCCGCAGCCGCTCATTTTCTGCTAGGGCATCGCCCAGCAGGAGGTCTAACTTGCGTTCGGTTTCAGTCATTGCGTTCCCCGGTGAACATATACCGATACTCCCGTATCAGGGTCTGTGTAATCTAATTCAGGCTCACACCAGCAGGTTTCGTTATTAATGTGTTCAGGTTCGGGTAGGTCTTCCTCCCCTTCAGTTTTCCCCCAGTCGCATGACATTACGGTTTCTCCTACTCCAAATCTTTTCAGCGTCAGTAGCAACATGCGGGCCTGCACTTCCGTTTTGCTGTTTCTCGCGTCTAGCACCCGTTGCAGGGCGGTTCGCAAGCTGTCAACCTGCGCCAGCAGCACCGGCAGATCAACACGCCCAGCCTGCCACGCATCCCACTCCCCGCAGGTAGCGCTCTTGTGCAGATACGCAGAGTTGCCCCAATGTTTATTGGCCCACGCTTCAAACGCAGCGCGCTCGTTCATGGCTCAAGTCCAAAATGGTTCAGTATCAAAGACTTAACGGTATCGCCGCAGTAACATTCCTCCGCAAGTTCAGCGCACTTTTTCACAATCAACTCGGCAAACTCTTCCAGCGCGACCCGTTGCACCGGACCAATGCTGGCCCAATCGTTCAGCCGCTCAAGCTCAGGTTGGGCAAGTATTTCTTTAATTCGTTCGTTCATGGCTCAATCCCAAAATGGTTACAGATCAGCAACTTGACGTTACCGGAATAGTTGGTGCTCAACTCGGCGCACTCCCGGACGATACGGTCGGCGAACTTCTGCACGTTGATATAGTCGGCAGTGCATTCCTCACGCCCACGGTGGTCAACCGTAACGTCAAAGCACTCCTGCATAAACTTCCGGATTCGTTCGTTCATGGCTCAACCCTCTGTTTAATGCCCAACATCTCTTGATGCAGGTTCTCCAGCATCGCCCGGTAGGGTGACTGAGGCAGGCAGTCCGTTGCCAGCTTGCATCGGTCTGCAAATGCATCAGTGCGTACAGCTTCGCGTACAACTGCCCGGACCTTCGCAAGCATGTCGTCAGGGTGGAGGCTAGTTGGCCAACGCCACCCCATCAGTTCGGCAATGCGTTCATCGGTCACGACGCAACCCCCTTTGTCTTCTCAAACGTGCGCAACCCACCAAGACCCAGCATTCCCAACATCAACTGCCAGAGGTTATCGTCGATGCCAGGCAGCGTCGGCAAAGGATGATCGAGCACAATGCCGGTCCACTGCACTAGCGGTCTGGCAATATATTGACAGGCCAGCGCCGACGCGCAGACCCATCCGATCGCTGGGCGCCAGCCGCTCGTGAACGCGCTGGGGCTCGACGCCTCGGCTCGGTTCACATCGAGTTGGCCTTGAACAATGGCAACCTGGGCAGCTAGCTGCGCTGCCTCGGCTGCTGACTTGTCCGGCCAGATGCGGGTGATAACGGTTTGCGCCAGTTCGACGCCTGCGGTTAGGGGATCCATTCGCCTGTCTCCATCTGTTGCGCCATCCTGTACGCCCGCTCAGGCGTCTGATTGCCCCACTTGCTTTCCAACATTTCAACCGCCGCCTCAGCGTACTGCCCATCCTCGATGCTGCCGAGGGCGCGCTTGAATTGAAGCAGGCCTTTCAAACCCATCTGAAACGCCATGCCAATCAGCACGGCCTGGCGCGGCTCGGACAGTCTGGGCATCCACGGCAGGGCTCGCAGGACCTCGGCGGTCTTGGCCTTGATGTCGTTGTCGAGCAGGTAGTCGATCTCTTCGTTCGACAGGCCGCCGCCCTTGCGCGCGTCGATCAGGCGCCCGACGCCGATCGTCCAGTACCCGAGCGAATCCTGGTAGGCGCAGGACTCGGTGCCCTCGTCGCGTAGCAGTTGGCTCTTCAAGTCCACAATGTTGCTCCCCATGCAAGGATTAAAACCCAGAGAACAAAAACCACGGCGCGGTTGACCCCGCTCCACCGGTTTCGGTAGTGGGTGATGGCGTAACCGTCGCCGCCGAAGGCTTCGTCAAGCGATCTACAGAAACGGCGAGTTGTTCCGTTGTGCTGAACCGGTGGTTGTTGTAACACTGGTATCTCCTTCTGGTTGAATTGTCGGGCGCGGCCCGAGTTGAAAGCACGCCGGCTGGCGCGTTACAGCGGGGGCATTGCATACAACGGCACCGCAGTGCATCCACGGTCCACCCAGTACTGCATCTCTTCGCGGCGCCTAGTGAGCAGGATGCAAACCTCGCCTTCGCTGACCATCCATCCGATGTGCGTCACGCTAGGCACGCAATCAACGCCACTAGGGCGACGATCCACACTGCGCAGAACAGGCTTTGGCGGGCCGCAGCGCGGCAGAAGTACTCTTCTCTGTCTTTCATGTCTTGCTCCTTTCTGGCCAGTTGTCTGGCCTTGGATACCACTTGATGTTCTTCGCGGTGTCAATCTTGCTGCTGTACCGCGTCACCTGCCGGATGCTGTCCGTGTCAAGACAAGGCCAACTCCAGTGCTCTCCATTCCACCAACTGACGCTATGGCCCCCAGTTGGCCACCAGCCGATGCTTGGCGGTTTTCTCATTCAAACTCCCTTTGATTGTCTGTACTGCTTGACCGCGTTGCGCAGCCCAGCCTGGGTGGTGGCCTTCATATCGAGAGCCTGTGCTTGTGCTTGGTCGAGTGTGTCTTGCATCAGGATGCGATGACAGATCACCGGCACCCCTTGACCTTGGCGGCGCACTCGAGCGTTGAACTGCTCGTACAGATCCAGCGACCAGTTCAGCCCGTACCAAACAAGGATGTGCCCGGTACTCTGAAGACCATCAATGCCGTGCCCCATCGATGCCGGGTGACCAATCATCAGGGAGCAGTCACCAGTCCTCCAGCGGTGCATGGCATCGACCAACGACGCTTCGCTCTTGCACTCGGTCAAGTTGATAGGGTCCAGGTGCTTGAACCGATCCATGATGCGCTGGGCGTCTGACCTGTAGGCATACGAGCACAGGACAGGCGAGCCTTGAGCCTCGTCTAGGATCTCCTCGAGTGCCTCGAGCTTCAGGTCATGGATCGGCTCCCACAGCGGCATCCCGGCAATCGGGTACATGGCACCGTTGGCAAATTGCAAACACTTGTTGGTCAGCGCCGCCTGGTTGAACACCTCGACCTCTTTGCCGCTGTCAAGCTGCAAGAAGAACTCCCGCTCCAACTTGTCGTACTTGGCCCGCAGATCTTCGGGCATTTCGATGTCGAGGTTGTTGATCATCAGGTCTGGCAGCGGGTTGTAGTCCTCTGCGCTCATCTCGAGTGTGATGTCGCCAATCAGCTTCTTGATGGTGTCCTCGGTGTCCTCGTAGGGCAGTTCCTTGTACGGTCCCACCTTGCGATAGAACCTGGTGCGAAACGCTGTCTTCGATGTGCCCAGTCGCTCGCCCCTGTCGACCACCAGGAACTGACCATGCAGATCCTTGTACCCGTTGCTGGCAGGGGTGCCGGTCAGGCCGGTAGTCCAGTCGAACTTGTCAGCGATCTTGCGGAACGCCTTGACCCGGTTGGTCGCGCTGTTCTTCATCTTGCTGATCTCATCCCAGACGATCCCGTTGAACGGCAGCAGACGGTCCTTCTTGACGAAGTAGGTCTGGAGCGTTTCAGCCAGCCAGCCCAGGTTCTCGTAGTTAATCAGGTACACATCAGCAGGTCGCAGCAGCGCCCGTGTGCGTTGATCCTTAGTGCCTGTGACCATGCTGAACTTCAGGTGACTGGTGTGGTTCCACTTCGCAGCCTCTTGGCGCCAGACCAGTCGGATGACCCGGATGGGTGCAACGATGATCACGCCGCGCAGGAACGCGGTACGGATCAAGTGCGCCATCGCAGTCAGGGTGACGACGGTCTTGCCCAGACCCATGTCCAGCCACAACATCGAGTGGGGGTGAACGCATTGGAAGTTGACCGCCTTCTTCTGGTAGTCGAACAGGATCTCAGGGGTTAGCATATTCCATCATCTCGTCAATCATGCGCAAGCCCTCGTTAACCCCATCGATGACCCAGACATTGACCTTGTGTCCGCGCAGCCTGGTGTGCTCGCGGTCTTGTGCAAGCGTAGGCTTCTGCCCGCTGCGCTTGAACTCGCAGAAGAACATGCGACCGTTGGGCAGCACGAATAGACGGTCAGGCACAGCGGCTCGGGCCGGACTGGTAAACTTGTAGGCCAGCAGCCCGCGATCCTTAGCGTAGTCGCAGACCTTGGCTTCAATTTGTTTCTCAAGCATCACGCAATCCCCAGTGTGAGTTTCTCGATCTCTCTGATGTAGTACTCGAAGTCCACCGGCAGCACGGCATCCTTGATGTCGTTGCAGGGCTGCACGTTCCAGCCCGACTCGATGGAGATCTGGCGCCACTCGGTGTTGCCCTTGAGTGGTGGCATCCACTTGATCAGAGGCTTGCCACCCTTGGCAATGTAGTACCGGGTGATGTTCTGCATCTTCTCGTTGCCCCAGGACAGGTAGCTGTTGCGAGGCACCTTGGTGCGAAGCATGAAGTCCATGATGTCCGGCCATTCACGCAGCGTCTTGCGGATGGACACGCCATCGGTAAGAACCTTCTCGGTGACCCTGGCAACCACCAGTGCCCCGTGGTTCTGGTGCCACTCCATCTCCCACTCGTAGCAACCCTTGCGCTTCACAGACCCGTCCTCGTAGTGGGCGATGTAGTTGTTCACATCGCGCACCATCATGGTCTTGTAGATCGCCTCCTCGAGGTTCAGGCCGGTCTTGTGCTGCCAGGCTGTGCGAGCGGCATCGACAAGGTGCTTGTCAGTCCGTCTGACCCTCACGGTCAGGCCATCGGTGTTCACCTGGATGATGCGCA